ATGATTTCTTTTTATCCTCTGCCATTTTCTCTACTTTTCCTTAACTTATCTTTTTTCTTCTGTTGTTTAGCAACACTTTTGGGTGTAAACTCTGACTTTTCTCTGTATGTTTTAATTATATCATTCTTTTCAACAGCTTTTTTAAACCTACGAATTAATTTTTCAAAAGGTTCATTTTTATTTGCTATTATTCTCATACTGTGTATTCCTTCTTAACTGCCCACGATGGTTTACATATTTCCATATCTACACCAAGTGGTATATTTAATGTATTTTCTTTCATTAGTTCTTTAATTTTAGGTGCTACTTCATCCATCTCATCTTTATGTATCTCACATATAACCTCATCATGCACCTGAAGTAACAAATTACTTTTCTTATCTTTTAGATAATCATGTATTTCTACTATTCTTTCACTCATAATATCAGCACTTGTCCCCTGAATCAAGTAATTTACACCTCTATATGCATAATCTTTTGGAACTTTGTATATTCTTCCATACTTATTCCTAACCCAGCCTTTAGTTTCTATTGTTTTAACTACAGAATTAAAAAACTCTTTTGACCCTTTCATATTCTCTAGATAAGTTTGCTTGTATCTAAACGCTTCACTAGGACTGGTATTTAATTGCATGGCTAGTTTATCTTTACCTATACCATATATAACTCCGAATGTAATGGACTTTGCTAACTGTCTATAAAACTTAAATTCAGGATTGTCCTCATCCATATTGAAAGCTATTTTAGCTGCTTCTCCATGAAAGTCTACATCATCTTGTTTCATCAATTCGTTCATCTCAGCATTATCTACATAA